CTCGCAGACAAAGTTTCAAGCAACAGAGTTTATTTTTGACTCTGGTCATGGAATGGGTTTTTGTATCGGTAACGTTTTGAAGTATGCTCAACGATATGGACGTAAAGATGGTTACAATAGAAAAGACTTGATGAAAGTCTTGCATTATGCTATGATGGCATTACATTTACATGATAAGGAGGATTTGAGTGGAAATTCAAGTAACAGTTGAAGAGTTGCGAAAAAGAAAGATTATGGTTTGTACTCCAATGTATGGAGCCATGTGTACTGGTCAGTATTCAAAATCTTGTACTGATTTAGGTATTATGGCTACTAATTATGGAGTACAGTTAGGATTTCATTATCTTTTCAATGAATCTCTTATCACTCGTGCAAGAAACTATCTAGTAGACGAGTTTATGCGTTCTGATATGACGCATCTTATGTTTATCGATAGTGACATTGGATTTGATCCAAACGACGTTTTAGCAATGGCTGCAATCGCTGATCCAGACTCAGATAAAGATATTGTTTGTGCGCCATATCCAAAAAAGACTATTGCTTGGGAAAAGATTAAACGTGCAGTAGATAAAGGATTTGCTGACGAAAATCCAAATAAACTAGAAAAGTTCGTCGGAGACTTTGTTTTCAATCCAGCCCCAGGAACTGATCAACTCCGTGTTGATGAACCGGTAGAAGTACTAGAAGGTGGTACTGGATTTATGATTGTTCAACGGCACGTATTTGAAAAATATACTGATGCCTATCCAGAACTACTATATACACCAGATCACGTTAGAACTAAACATTTTGATGGTTCGCGTCAAATTATGGCATTCTTTGATACAGTAATTTGTCCAGATTCAAATAGATACTTATCAGAAGATTACATGTTTTGTCAATGGGCTAGAAACATTGGCATTAAAGTGTGGATGTGTCCTTGGATGCGTCTAACACATATGGGATCCTACATGTTTGGTGGTTCCCTCGTCGATTTAGCACAAGTAGGAGCTGCGGCAACTGCTGATGCTGAATTACTCTCTAAATATGCAAAAAAGTGAGGTAAATTATGAAACTATCTGAACAGACTCTTGAAGTACTACAGAATTTTTCGAGTATCAACCAATCTCTCCTATTCAAGGAGGGTAATGTTCTTAAAACAGTCTCACCACAAAAGACTGTTCTTGCTGAAGTAATGGTCGAAGATACCTTTGAACGACAGTTTGGTATCTATGATCTTGGACAGTTTCTTTCTGCTGTATCATTAATGGAGGCACCAGAGTTGGAACTAAACGATAACTCTGCTAATATTAATGATGGTAATGGCACTTCGATTGATTATCGTTATGCCGATCCATCGATGATTGTAACACCGCCAGAAAAGGAATTGACTCTACCTGACGTAGATGCCAGTTTTATTTTCACCGAAGACAATCTAAAGGATGTTCTTCAAGCAGCCCGTGTTCTTGGTCTACCAGAAGTGATTGTAGAAGGCGTTGATGGTAATATTGTTGTTGGTGCTGGAGACTCAAAGAACTCTTCAATGAATCGTTATACTAAGAAGGTTGGAAAGACAGAAAGTGAGTTCCGACACGTCTTTAAGGTTGACAACATGAAGATGATGATGTTAGACTACAATGTAGAGATTTCTAGTAAGGGAATCTCTAAGTTTAGCACAAGAGATGGGAGGGTAACTTACTTTATTGCTACTGAATCCCGCTCTTAATGAAAGGTCTATATTATGTCAATGGGTGATTATCTATGGGTGGAACAGTATCGTCCACCCAGCATCAAAGAGTGTATTCTACCAGAGCGTTTGAAGAGTGTATTTCAAGCATTCGTAGATAAAAATCAAGTTCCAAATCTTCTTCTCACAGGTGGTCCTGGCGTCGGTAAAACAACCGTCGCTAGGGCACTCCTGAACGAACTAGATCTTGATTACATCATCATCAATGGTTCAATGAAGGGTAACATCGATACTCTTAGAACTGAAATCAGTCAGTTTGCTTCTACCGTCTCGTTTACAGGTGGTCGTAAATATGTTATTTTAGACGAGGCCGACTATCTTAATCCACAATCTACTCAACCTGCTCTTCGTAACTTTATGGAAGAGTTCTCTAATAATTGTGGGTTCATTCTAACCTGTAACTTCAAGAATCGTATCATCGAACCTCTTCACTCAAGATGTAGTGTCTATGATTTTGCTATTCCGAATGGTGAGAAACCTGCAATCGCAGGTGGAATATTCAATCGTACATGTGATATACTCGATAAAGAAAACGTTACTTATGATAAAAAAGTAATTGTTGAACTTGTTAATCGATATTTTCC